GGGAAAACTCGAAACAAAAGAGCGGTGTAGATAACATCGAAATGTTGTTCCTCTACTCTTATGTGGGTTGGAATTGTCTAACGGAACTCCTCTCGCATCTTCAAACCATAGTCTAGATCCATTATCCGAGCGACCAAGTCGTCGAAGTAACAAGTCTTTGAACTACAGTGTGAGAACACGTCGACTAGCGTGCCGAATGAGAGTCCTGTCTGACCGAGTGTGTACCTAGCGAAGAACTCCTCGCTGGTTAGGTAAACGTCAGGATACTTTGTAGCATCTACCGACTTTCGTGACTCCTCGACCACCTTAAGGTCCAGAGTTTTCCCGAACGCTTTGCGCTGGTTCGTGAGGAACGGGGTGTGAGTGCGCGGATAGCAGCCGTTGAGATAGCTCGCATTGAAGATTTCAATCTTGTCTCCAATCGGGCCCTTCCCCGGCAAGTCTCCCTTGCACATTCCCATTGACCTCAAGTAACAGCCAAGATTCAACACAGGGACCAATTTGCCTGTGGAATCGCGAGCGGGTGAGTGTTTCAAGAACTGAGTCTGCTGAATGTACTGACACTCTTCAACAGTGACAACGTAGCCTAGCTTCCACGCAGAAGCCTTAACCTCAGCAGCAGTTGTGGGCAAATCCTCCATATACTGCTTACCAAGACAATTGTTGGCCAAGTTGTTGATGATCGTTGTTATTGTGCTCCCAGAGAACAGGCGCCGCCGCTTACACTTCAACACAAGTTTCTCCCTCCTATTACTGGGGTTAACAAGGTAAAATGGCTGGCGGCACTGCTCATCCAGCAACCTGGCACAATCGGGCAACTCATCAGTCAGTCCTAGCAATGCGTCAAAAATCCCATCGTAATGAGACGCATCGCAAGTTTTAATATCGACATTAAACCAGTGGTGTTTTCCATCCTTGTACACATGTAGAAGACCGTCATCTGAAAAACAATAGAAACTACTCTTGGTGCTAGTCTCTATGTCATTGAACATGGCCTCCATGTTGAAAAGATTGACGTTCTTCACGGTGTGGACATCACCATTGGCATGTCGGAACGGTGCACGGCACATCTGGTGTTTTAACATTCCGGTGGACACGAAGCCAACCAGACTGCACAAAACCCCAAGATCGCCGATCATCCTCATATACTTCCCGAACTTAGCGAATTCGTACTTCTTGCCTTTGTACAAAATCCCCCGGACTCGTCCGTTCTGAGAAACGAACTCACAAGGAAAGTTGAGGTAGCCTGCCTCCTCAGCTTCCTTCCGGGCCTGCAAGCGCAGAGCTCTTTTCGGGTGTAAGTCTTTAATGTGCTTGTCCAGGGCGTCCATCCAGTCGTTGTAGTCGCGGGTATCACTCTCCCACTGCTTCTTCAACAGACCGATGAACTTCTTCTCCCGGGCAAACCAATCGTTGTGCTGCTTCTCGGCCAGACCGTCCTTACCAGGCTCCAGCGGGAACCTGAAAGCGGTCATACGCCTCAAACCGTAGGCGATGTTATGGGCCGAGTTAGCCAATACGAGCGTGTTGCAGGGTATACAAGGGCCAAACACCGTGCGGTACGATCCATCCGTCGGGCACGTGTGGTACTCCTTGTGCTCCTGCCTCTGCTCCTCCATTTTAGTGAAATGGCAGTCGCCGTTCTTCTGCATGAACTTCTTTCCGGCGATTACCTCAAAGATAGGGTTGTACTTGAAGGGGGTAGCGATTTGATCCAAACTCAATTCGTTCGTCCCAACTTTCCAAGGCTCAACATGGGTTACCACATCTTTTAGCGAGCCTGGCCCCCGAAATCCGGAGTCTCAGTGTCACCCGATGCACGCACGTTCTCACCAAGCGAGAGGCGGACCAAGTGATTTAACACAAACAAGCAAGAATTTCCAAGGAGACGTCTCTTGCGAAGACACTCCTCGGGGTTGGTGACGAAACTTCCCATCTTCAGGACGCGCATTACGGTGCCGATGCTGCCGTCCTTCGAAGCATAATCTCGTGAACAGAGTGAGAGCATGGCGGACATAAGGTTCGGATTGATCTTGAACCCCGCACCACTAGAAATAACGGCCTGCGTCCTAGTGATAAGCTCCTCCGCCATGAGTGCTTCCACGACGATGGCAGAAACGTACCCTTGCCTGCGTTCCTTCAACGCCTTGGCATAGGCAACGTCCTTCTTCTTCGCCTCGTTAAGCACCTTCCTCCTCCACCCCCAGGTCCTCTTGCTCCTCGACTTGACCGACACCACCTCAGGGTTGTTCAACTCATACGAACATCTCTCATCAGGGTGCGGCTCATAGTTCTCGTCCCGACCAGTGAAGGGGACGTGGCAGAACTTCTCATCTAGCCACCTCCCGATCTTCTCCCGAACGGTTGATCTCACATCCACCACGATAGCATTGTAGTGGAGGTCACGCCAGAAGAGCGGTCCAACGTCCCCGATGAACTCATAAGCAGGGTCCCGCACCAATAACGGCCGAGCAACGCCGCCTTCATCCACTACCACACGGTAGCAAGCAACGGGCTGCCTCTCTTCCTCCTGACCCCGGACATGAGGCAAAAGGCCGGCCGTGAGTGGCCGTGGCACGATATTAAGGAGTGGTTGGTGCATGGGGACCGGCGGAACATTGAAGCGGGTGTGCGGGTGCAGATCCACGAAGCGGCGGACGATATGTGCGATACCCCGAGACATATCCCGCCGCTTCACGAATCTTCGGGCCTTCCCGTGCTCCCCAAAAGCCCTGCAGCGGCTCACCATGCTGGGTCCTTCGCGCAACACACTGGAGTTCGGGTTGCACTCTCGCAACACTTCAACCCTCCTGCACTCCCGGACCCGGTTAAGTTCGACAACACGGTTGTGTTCATCAATGATCGCGGCCGTCGCAGGATCAAGCTCCGCTTCGGAGTCCTCATCACCTGCAGGGTCCAGGTCACCGCCGACCCCATCCCCACCAGCCTCGTTCCACTTGGCCTCCTCAATGAGCCTCAATTCCGAAAAAGAGAGGCGGATTACTTCTGGTGCACTTGGTGATTCAGGCTCGTCGTCCCCAGATGACTCGACCCCCCAGTCATCATCCTTGCCATCCGGGCCACGGGCATGCTTATGATCATGCGCCAAACTCCTTGATGCAAGCCCGAATGAATTTGGCGGGAGAGACTGACGGAACACGGTACCTTTGAACTCCGCGCTTCCTTGCACCACTGCCTTGTACTTGTTTTCTTTGACAACATCATCATGGCCTCCAGCCTGTTGCCCCACTCCCCGCTCAAGTGGAATCTGCGGGAGGGTCGTTTCACCACCCTTCCTCTCTTTCTGTTCGTACCCCATGGGCACGACGGCCGAAGCCGGTGAGTTGGAAGCATTGCTGCCCCACTGATTTAGAAAGAGTGAAGAGGGAATCTTGACCCTGAGTTGTTTCTTCGTAAGGTTGTCCTGCTGAAAGTAATCCTCGGCATTAGCAAACATTGATATGTTCAAGGCGCCTGGCTTCTCCGCTTTATCGGCGGTGGCAGCGGCCTCCTTGGCTTCAATCAAAGCATCGGCGTCCGTGTAATGCCAATGATGCCATGGCACGGCGCTACCATCAGCACCGCGGAATAGGCAGTTATAGGGTGTGGGAGCGGCACAAACTTCTAGCGGTATTTTATGCGTCTTGCGACGCAACTTCGCTACTTGTGCCTGCCTCCTAGGCGCACCCGCCTTCCTAACCACCTCGTGGTAATGCTTTGTACAACCTTCAGTTTTCTCACAATGTGGCCGAACGGTGATCTCTACTTCCGGGCCTTCACCGGGGAACCCCAAACTGGAGTTGAACTTCATCTCGGCTTGCTGCCAGTAATGGTACAGTTCGGGACGTATCATAAACATTGTCCCGTCATAACCGAACCAAAGTGGGAAGTCCATAACAAGGGTCCCGAAGACATACTCAATCTTGACGTCTTCAAGGGGCCAATTGTTCTCCCGGGCGATGAAAATAGCCATCCTCAGCGGACCATCACATTGCGAGTGAACCTTCGCGCTGGTCAACGAGTGGTCGAGGTGGAGGACTCCTTTGCAGTAACAGTCATCCTCACATGGCCCCTCGCCAGGGTAGCCGAGCGTACAGTCAAACTTATTCTTGCTGACCTTAACGGGGCCGCGGTCGGCACTTCGTTCAACGACCTTTTTGACGAAAGCTCTCTTCTTGGCTCTCTTCATCTTGCTCCAGCCCCCGTTGTCCCCATCCCAATGCTCGGCCACGCTACCCGCCTGCTCGACCCTGGCCGCGTGTATGGCACCCTGCAGTGCACTGCGACCGTTGGTGCCTCGCCGCTTGCAGTGGGCGAGACGGGA